AGATCGCGCCAGATGGCCGGTTCCTGCCGGTGCGGAATGCCTCTGAGAGCGCCACAGAGCGCCTTCAGGCCATTGCAGCCGATCCCCAGGGGGAGGCTATCAGGCATGGGGCAAAAACCGGCTCCTGCGCCTGCTGCGGGCGCGAACTGACGAAGCAAGAAAGCATTGACGCCGGGATCGGCCCGATTTGCGCGGAGAGGTGGTTCTGATGGGAGAGATAAAAGCATGCTGAATCGAGTCCAGACAATTCTTGCGGGGTTGCTACTGATCGTGGGTACGGCTGGGTTTGTGTACTTTGCGACCGCCACTGATGACGGTTTCACGGATCGGCCCGCGCTTTATCTGATGATTGCGCTGGCCGGTGCTGCATTATTTGCAACGAACCGCTCTGCATAGATACCCGGTTTCGCAGCGTTTACACGCGCTGCGTCTCCCGGTTTCTACTTTGTGGCAACCGAATCTGAAACTAAACAAAAGAGGCTAAGTTATGAAAATTCCAGTGAAAACGACCGCGACCGAGAGAGTCTACTTTACTCCCGAATTTCGGGACGCGGGCCACCCGCAACGCGTCGAGGCTGCGCTCGCGTCCGTGAATGGCCGCGCTGAATCGTTCGCGCTCACAACTTATGGCGACGTTCGCGCTGTCGTTCGCAAAGCCGAGCAGCGGTTAAACAACCTTGGAGTTAGCAAAAAAAATCAGGTTGGAGCGGAAGTAACTTTTGTGCCGAGCGGCCCGACTTCTAACAGCTACAAGTACGCCGCGATTACCACCAGAATTACGCTAAGTCGGACAAGTGGTGGCTGGTTTCTCACCAGCGCATCGCGTGACGAGGTTTACCCAAACTCTGACGAGCGGCTGCGAATCGCTTTATCTCGCGACGGCTGCGCACAAATCGTAGCGGTCGCAATGCGCGATATTGTCCAGCTTGATGAATTGCAGGAGGTTGCGTGATGAAATATGACCCAGCGAGCGGCTCAAAAATCCAGCGGATTGTGTATTTATCATTGCTAGCCGACCGGCCCCGGCTGCAAAAGACCGTTAGAGTCGGCGGTAGCGTGGCGATTCACATCGTTTTGGTTGTGGTTACGGTAGCGGTGGTCGGGTGGGCCTTAACGCTATGAAAATCTTAAATTTTCCCAGATTGCGCCGCCCGCGTAGCGAAATGTTGGATTGTTTCCGCAGATATGAAGGATTGCAAGACGAATTGGCCGACCTAATAGCAGAAATGCAGCTTTTAGAGGTCCAGATGGACTACACGGAGCGCAGTGCGACAGAAAAACAGGAAACGCCAAGCTCGACGTTCAAGTTTTTTCAGAAGTCTTTGACCGCCATTGCCGTTGACCTTGAGCGCGTTTTTGAAAATATGAAGGAGCGCGGCACGGAAATGCGCGACTGCTGGGCTGATGACCTGGAGCGCAAGTTAGGCGGTGAGCAATGACCGACGACTGGCCTTTTGAGGAGGTAGACTGCCCCGATTGTCAGGGCCGAGGATCGCTGGCTGACCGCAACGCTAATGATCCTGCGATGCAGTTGGTGCCTTGCGAGATTTGTGACGGCTCTGGCTTCCTGCTCCAAGACAAGGACGTGTTCGATGATTGAGATTCACAAAATTGCGGACGGCACCCTGACGTATCAGGACAGCAACCATCGCTACGAGTGGAACAACGAGCGTGTGGACAAGTCCGTTTCAAGCGTCGCTGGCGCTTATCCAGTCTCGTTCTCAATTCCAGTAGCTTGGAGCGCTGCGCTTATCAGGAAAGAGCTGCTTGCGAGCAAAGAGATTGCGGGCGTATTTGATGACGCTGATGCAAAATTGGAGTGGGCTAAGGCGATCTGCAAAGCCCCTGACACCTTTACGAAGAAAGCTGGAGAAACGGGTACAAAAGTTCATTCTTATGTGGAGGACTTAGCCCACGGCCTGACGCCAAACTTGGACGACGACCCTGCGGTGGCGAAGTGCCAGCAGAGTGTTGGCGACTGGTTCAAATCCAATATTGCCGAGGTCATCAGCGTCGAACGCCGGATTTACAGCGAGCGTTACAAGATCGCAGGAACGGTCGACATGGTTGCTCGCTTAAAAAAGAACGGAAAAACTCACGTTGTGGACTGGAAGGGCGTAACCGATCTGAAAAAAGCAGGGCTTAAAGCAGGACATGTCGGCCAGCTATCTGCTTACCGGAAAATGCTCGAAGACCTGGGCGAGAAAATAGATGGCTGCACGTTGGTCCGATTCAGCCGAGCGACCGGGGAGGTGGACCCGATCAATTTCACTCAAAATTACGAAGAAGACTTAGCCGCTTTCGAGGCAGCCTTGGTGCTGTCTCGCTACAAGCCAGCGGCAGAGGTCTTTTGATGAATAGCGGCAGCAGGGTTTTAGCCTCCCCCTGCCGTTCGGGAGGCGTCGGTGACCGACATCTCGGCGTCTCCCACCCTTTTCTTGGCTACTTTGGAGGAGAGACAGATGACAGAAATGCAAATCACGATTACCGAAATCGTGCCGGGTGGTCAGGCCGCGAACGGAAAAGATCGGCCTACCAGCATCCACACTGCCGATGGTCAGAAGCTGAAATGCTGGCCAAACAAGGTCGGGTCAATGGTCGCAGGGCGAACGTATCTGGTGCCGGTGGTCACCAAGCAATACCAAGGCATTGAGAGTTTTGAGATTGGCAACGGCATTATCAAGGAAGTGCAGGCGAATAGTGCCCCTGTAAGCCCCTCACAGGCCCCTCAGGGCGCTCCGCCACCCGCTCAGGCGCAACCGCCCGTGAACACGCCAATGGGCGTTGTAAGCGCCGGGGCTGGCTCGAAGGACCGGAGCATCCAAGCCCTTGCCATTATCAAAGCGGTCGTCGCTGTAGGAGGGACGGAAGGCGAGGTCCAGCGGTGGATGGACTGTCACGACAGGCTCGTGGCTGGAGAACAAGTTGGCTGACCGCCCTTTCTTCACGCTGGACGTGCCGGGGGTGCCTGTAGCAAAGGGTCGCCCCCGCATGACCCGAAGAGGCAACGTTTACACGCCTCAGAAAACCCGAGACTACGAAGACCAAATCAGGCTGGCTGCTGCTGTCAGGCTGATTGGTAAAAAGCCAACGGAAAGGCCGGTAATTGTCCACTTTGCAGCGTTCTTCGAGCCGCCAAAATCTTACAGCAGAACGCGGAGAACGCAGCTGTTTACCAGCGGTGGCCATCACGCCATTAAGCCCGACCTGGATAATTTATTGAAAGCGGCTACGGACGCGATTTGCGGCGAAAATGGGGCAATAGCAGACGACAAGCAGATAATCGAGATTTCTTGTTTTAAGACTTACACCGAAGACAGGGCGGGGATTTCTATTGACGTATTTGAAGTTGCACAAGACTGCGAGCGCCTCCAAACGCGCTGGCGCGAGTGGCAAAAAACAGGAGAAGACAATGGCTAAATCAATTTCGCAGAAAGCAGAAATTCAAGCGTGGCTCGAAAGAGGCCACCGCATCACCGCAATACAAGCCCTGGAAAAATGGGGCTGTTTCCGGTTGGCCGCTCGTGTTGGCGAATTGCGAGGAGACGGCCTCGAAATAGACACAACATTTCAGCATAAGAACGGCAAGGTGTTTGCGCGTTATGAGTTGGCAAGAGGATAACGCTGAAATAGCGGGCATCGTGACGGCGGCGACAGGCTCAAGAAAGCACCGCTGCCCCCGATGCACGGATCACCGGAAAAACAAAGCCGACCGTGCGCTTTCGATAACGCGGAAAGGCACCGAGGTTATGTGGTACTGCCATCACTGCGAATGGCGAGGGGGTTACGATGAGGCTAGATCAAGAGACAGTGCAGTGGGCTTTGCGAAGAAAGATAAGCCCCGAGACGCTACGAAAAATGAGCGTTGGCGGCGAGATCACGTCATTTGGTGAAGGCAATAAACAGACTATCATCTTCAACTATCTTGATGCCCACGGCGAGATCGTTAACTGGAAAGCCCGCAGCCTAGCTGACAAAGTTTTCCGGCAGCAGGCAGGCGGCAAGCAGCAGTTCTACAATGAAGCTGCGGTCGCGGCTGGGCCGCTAGACGAAATCTATATCACAGAAGGCGAGATGGACGCCTTGTCGCTCATCGAGGCGGGCGTTCCGCCGCATTCAGTTCTGAGTGTTGTGGGCGGGGCACCAGCGAACGTGACCGAGAACCCAGCCGAGGCTAAACGATACGGCTACGTTGCGGAGGCGCTCAAAGAGTTCTTGCTGAAATGCAAGCGCATCATCTTGGTTACCGATAATGACGAGCCAGGGCGACATCTCCGAGCCGATTTAGCGAACGTCATTGGCGCGGCGCAGTGCTTTTGGATTGATTGGCCGAAAGACATCAAGGACGCCAACGATGCTCTGATGAAATGGGGTGCGGAAGATTTGAGCATGTATCTGCGCGAGTCCCCTGCGGCTTATCCCATCGAAGGCATCTATCGCCTTTCTGAAATACCAGAGCCGCCAGCACTAACCTTGTGGCAGGGTTGGCCTGAGTGGGAATCCCGCCTGATGCTGTCGCCATCACATCTTTCGATCATGTCGGGTTGGCCCGGTCACGGGAAATCTCATTTGTCGCAACAGCTTTGGGCGCACATCGTGCGGCGCTACGACATTCGTGTTGCGATCATGTCAATGGAAACCCGAGAGAAGCCATTTGTCCGACGCAATCTGCGAAGCGCCTACTGGGGTCGGCTAGAAAACGAAATGTCAGACGTGCAGAAGAAAGAAGCTGACGACTGGATTGAGGATCACTTCCTGTTTCTGCACCACCCGCGCAACTCGCCCAGCTTCGATTGGGTCGTTGATATGGTCAACAACGCCTACGTCAGGCACGGGATAAGCGCCGCTTCTATTGATCCGTGGAACATGATTGTTCCGACATTTAGCAGACGAGATCAAACGGAGACGGGTTGGATTGGCGAGTGCTTGGACAAATGCACTTACCTAGCGAAGGCTTGTAACTTGCACTTGCAGATATTGGCGCATCCAGCGAAGCCGATTGGCGCAGGGGTAAGGGAGCCAATCACTTACAGCAGCATTGCTGGTTCGCAGCATTGGGCAAACAAGGCCGACCAAGTGATGTCGATACACCGAGACAACTTCACCGACGAGTCAGGCAACCGCGAAACGAAAGCTAGGCTCATCGTTCACAAAAGCCGCTACGAAGAACTCGGATACCCATGCGAGATACCGATGGAACTTAGCGTCAACCACGGTGTCTTCAAATGCACAGAATACCAGCAGGTCTGGCAGAGCTAAGATCGGGAAGAGATACAGAATGAGCAAGCTGAAAGACAAAGAGCCGATAGGCGGCGGCACCGAGCCAATGCACGATTACTGCACTAAGCAAGGCGCAGAGATACTGGCAGCGCGATTGATCGCCTACCACTTGGAACGCGGACGCCGCATCGAAGTCAAAATTTCACCCATCCCTGGACGTTTCGGCCATGTAGCCGCGCCAAAAAGAATGTTTGGCATAACGTCAGACATCAACCCAAAGAAAGGATAGGCGCATGACGCCCCTAGCGAAGAAGACTTTGAAAAACATGAGGGCGGGGAAGCACTATTCGCATCTCTTTAACTTAAAGGACATTTGGTCCGACTTGCATTTCTTTGACTGCCGCCAGATCAACGAGGCTGCAAAACTTATTTTTGACATGGACGTCAAAAGCGACATCGAGATTGCCGAACGGTCACAAAGTTATTTGCAGTTTTTGCCCGCCGACCATGTTTGGCTTGAGGTTTGCGACCCGGAAGGCGTTGAGGAAGACAGCGCAATAATTCTTTGGAAATCTGAAGAGCACGAGAATTGCGCGAACGTCGCTAACGTCAGTGGCCGAGGCACGGGTTCTTTTTTCCTTGGGACGATGCGATTGGATGATTTTAATCAATGGCACTATGTAGGGCTTCTACCTACCAAAATGAGCAAAGCGGAATTGCGGCGACTTATTGATGACGACAAATACAGAATGACAACACCACCCAGCAAACCACCTTCCGATCTTAACGTTTCGTTTGAAACGCAAGCGTTTGGCACAACAGCAAGGATAAACGACATCGATAACATTCCGGCTCACTTACAGGCTCTTGGCGGGGAAATTTATTCTTTGCTGGCTTGCATCAACACGCCGAAGGTTATTGGCCGCAGGCAGCGGATGCCCAACGCGAAACTGGAACGTCGCTTGATGAAGCAGGCGGGTATCACTGGCAAATATCCGTTACGCGCCTGGACCGAAATCATCCTAGAGGTTGGCCCGCCGAGAGAAGATAAGAACGGCATTGTCGAAGGTCGGCTGACAGGCGCAAGAGCCTTGCACTTTGTCCGTCGCTTCTACCGCATCCGCAACGGAAAACTAGAGAGGGTCAGTCCGCACTGGCGCGGCGATGCGGCGGTTGGAATTAAGCAATCGCGCTACAAAATGGTGCCGCAGAAACAGGGAGCAAATTGATATGCCTAAAGAGCATGAACACATCTACACGTCTTTTGTGGACTACGACGAAAATACAGACATGGCGACTGCCCGATGCGAGTGCGGTTCGACACTTCACTTTCCCAGCCAAGCCAAAAACAGAGTGAGCGCTTGGAGCGCTTACCCGGACAAGTTTGATAGCGTTGTTAAAACTCATGTAGACCAAGAGCGGCTTGAGGGCGACACGATGGATGAGACTGATGGACATTCTTGAAGCAGCGGCAGAGGCGGTCAAAGACCGGCACGGGAAGCACGGTGACTATCGTGTCTTGCATCGACGCATTGCTCGACTTTGGAGTGCCTATTTGGATGTGGAAATCACGGAGACTGATGTAGCGCGTATGGAGGTTCTGAAGAAGGTGGCGCGATCCAAAGAGGGCGACGAGACATATCAAGATCACGCGACCGACATCGCGGGATATGCAGATTTACTCGACAAACTCACAAAAAAAGACCCGCCTAAAACTACCGGATAAGCAGTAAATTAACGAAACTGAGATTTAGAAGTGGGGGCTAAATGAGCAGACGAAACGCAATCGAGGTCGGGTTGACACATGTGCCTTTGAACGGCACCGCCGCTCGCGTTACATCGAAAGGCTTTCAGTACAAGCCCGACAAGAAGATTAATGCCGCCCATTGGCGCGAGCCGCCGCCCACAAAAAAATTCCCCAGCTTAAGCAAGAACGATCTTACTGGAATAAAATTCGGCAGATTTACAGTCGTCGGTTATTTGCGCGACATGCGAAAAAGATGGTTGGTCCGGTGCGTTTGCGGTGCGTTCGAATCAAGGACAGCAAAGGCAATCCGAAACCCAAAGAACGAGGAAGATAGATGCCAAATATGCCGCCACACTGCGCATTTGCGGAAAAGGGGTAGCAGTTTTGGAGCAGCCACGCTGGACGCAATAAGTGAAAAAAGACCCGTCCAAAAAGGACGGGCCTAAAGTGGTGGGGCTCTTAGGTGGTACTTGGGAGGAGTACCCAGAAAAGCTAGCTTACGCGGCTAGGGGTGGCAACCCATTGTCTCCGCTGAAAGTCTCTCGGGTGACGCCGCTCTTATCAATTCTGAGGGTTTGCCTGCGGTTTTCGTGTCCTGCGTAGCTGACATGGACCCATCCGCTGGACGGCTCGCCGTTGTAATATTCGAGAATTGCTTGGTCAAAGTCGGCGTTCACGGCAATCCAGTAGTAAAGCTCTAGGTTATCGACGCCCGGTATTTCGATGTCTGCCGCCTCGCCTTTGGTGTGCTGGCTGGTGGACTTGCTGCCGATGGCCTTGTTGACCGCAGGGGATCGGTAGCCGCTGCTGACGATGACGGGCAAGCCATAATGCTCGCGCACTGGCTCAAGCACGTTCTCGCAAAGCGCGGCCAAAGCCTCCAGCGCGTCATGGTCTGGTGTATTGTCTAAGCCAAGACGTAAAGCGGTCTGACTTTTCATCAACTCGTTTAACGTGAAATGCTTTGAAATGCTCATTTGTTAATGACCGCCCTCGCTTTGCTCATCGCTCTGTTGCCAAACCAGAACGACATGATGGCAGCGAACAACGCTTGCGTTTCACCGTCCCACGCTACAGCGAGCGCCGTAACCCAATCGACGCTTTGCGTGAAAATCAACGAATAGACCATGCCGCCTTTGACCGCCAGAAACGCTGACATAAACAAGTAGGTGACAACCGGCCTGACGCTGGCTTGCAAGCCGACGACCCATCCGCCTTTCGCTGCAAGCGCAGTGTCGTGCGCGTACAACCCTTTGGTTTCGGCAATGTCTGCTTCGGCGTCTAACTCTTGTAACTTGAGGGTGGAAAGCTGCGAAGCGTACTGGGCTTTCGCCTCCAGCATCTTGATTTCTTGTTTGTTAGCTTGGCTCTGCTTAAAGAACCCGAGAACTTCTGGAACGATGCTTGTCCCAAAGCCCAACAGGCTACCGAGCAGCGTAAGCATTAGCCCTTCTTCTTGCTAACCAGTGCGTCGGCGCCGAAGAACGCCATGATGACGCCAGCCAAGCTGATGTAGATCATCTCTGCGGCAGGCACCTGTGCGGCTCGCTCCGGCCACACAAAGCTCGATGCAATCGTCACCAAGATCGCCGCCATAGCGATGTAGGCCAACCGGCGACGGTTATGTTGCCACGTCAATTTATCTGGGACGCCAATATCATCAGCCATTAGAACGATCCAAGTTGTGAGAACAGGCCGCCAGGACCGACGATGCCGTTGGACTCTGCGAACGCTGCTTGAGCCTCGTTGATGTTCGTGTGGTTGCCTCCAGTGCCGTCCCATGAAACTTCGTCCCATGCTGCTACATCCCACGCCGCTCCTAGCGCGGCATTCATGTAGTTCAATAAACGCTCGTTGATGGTGCCGGTCGTATATCCAGCAGCGGCGGCAACAGCCAGCCAGTCTTCATTGACAGTAAGAGCCGTTCCCGAAGACGCACGACAAGATATCTGGCGGGCTTCTTGGTTGGTGGTCACGGTGTAAACGTACCCATTGAGCTAAAATTATCTGCGCTTTGGTTCGCAGCCAATGCTTGCAGAGCATCGTTCATATTGGTGTAGCTGGTGGATAGCTTGGTGTTAATGTAGTTGAGAAGGCGCTCGTTGTACGTTCCGGCAGGCGCGGACCTTTCGGTAAACAACGCCACCCAGTCCTCGTCATAAGTGCCAGTCGTTGACGTGACGCCGCGAACGCTGGCCTGTCGTGCTTCTGAATTTGTCGCCATCTCTATGCCTCTTCGGTTTCTTTCTCTCCAAGCACGATGTTCATTGAGAAGCTACGCCTCTCGCCAGCACACTTGAACGGATACACAGTGTGCATCAGGTCCGCAGGAAAAATAAAGAAGTCACCGACTTTTGGCCTAACCATGAACGTCGATCTGCTTAAAAACGTCTGACTTCCGTGCAAAAACTCTATGTGTCCTGCCGCCGGGTAGTGGTCCGCGTCTTCTTCAGCCCACTCCTCGTCAATGCCCTCCGGCAGCGCCAGATAGCCGACGCACGACAATTCCGCGTTGGTGTGGATATGCAAAGGGTTGAAGTTTCCAGCTTTCTGCTGAACGTACCACGCGCTGTGGATGTTGACCGTTGGCTTGATGTCAGCCCGGATCGGCTTGCAGTATCGACCAGCGTAGTTATCAACATATTCAAGCGCAGCGTTGGTGAAGAACTTAGAGTGGGGCTGCAAAACATCTGTCGGGATAAGGCTCTCAGCATCCACTTTGCCAACCAGCTTGTCGCTCCAGTCTTGCTTCTCACCGTTGTCGATGTCTGCATTGAAAGCATCTATCACTTCATCCGGCATCTGCGAGTATCCAATGGCAGGCCCGAAAGGGCGCAACGCCACAACGCCGTTGATGTAATCGTCGCCTAAATCTTTGTGGTAGACCAAATGCTCTAATGAAATCATCGCTCACCTCCCTGAGTGCAATCACACATCATAAGACGCTTTTCTAAGTTCCGCTAATTTTAGGATGCTTTCCATTATGGAGTGCAACGAGCTTTTCCGTCTGACGCTCAACGTGCAATAGCCTAGCGAGTACGCCACCTAGCTCCCGGTTCCGTCTTTCGAGAGCGTCAGGCGAACTCATGGTAGCCAGTATATTTAGCCTTTGTTCCACTGTTCCTGACTTTGTCTCGAGACGGTCAATCTTAGAATCAAGACCTCTCAATCGCACTTCAAGGTCAGCAAGGGATTCCGTCAATGTTTTCACAGACTGGCGCACCACGGCAAATGCCGCAGCCACTGACGCAATCATCCCCCCCAGCGTGAGAAGAATTCTGAGCGAACTCTCGTCCATAGTTACGGAGCGGTGGGCCACGTCGGGTTGGCCGGGTCACTGGTAGCCGCCGGAAGATTTCTCAGTGCAGTCCGGTACGTCACCCATGCTGCGGGTACATCCTCACCAGCTTCTTGAGCCTTCACGACAACCCAGTCGCAAGCAGCGAGGAGTTCGTCACGCTTTGCTCGTAGCGCTGCCCATTCCTCTGTGTCGTATCGTGAGGTCAGCCACTTATGAGCGCGGAGATTGACCTCATCGATGTCGACTTCTTCGTAGACCGTGGCGGCAGCCGGATAGCTTTTCGCGCTGGTCTCTTGACCCGTGTCGGCGTCGTACTCGGCTGGAGTTGATGCCGCTTCCATCAGCTTGGCGATGGTGGCAGATGGGTTGAGGGAGTGAATAACCGCCCCATCAGCGGTGACGATGCAATTATTCATTTTCTAATTCTCCAAAAAAGATTGCACTGATGCGATTTGAGTCCACCACACTTCCTGCGTAATTGGTGACATAAACCTCGGCTGATCCTGCTTTCATGTTGGTGTTATTCACCGCAAAAACGTTTGCAGCATCTGCTGACCCAGCCACAGCGTATTCGGCTGTTTTAAATGGGACAGCGAAGGTAATTGTGGATCTGCCTGTGGCCGTGTCAGCGATGCTTTCTATGTTGTAGCTAGCTGAAAGGGTTATGCCGGTTCCTTGGTCATAAATCGCCCAAGCCTTCGCCTTGCCGAGATCAATACCAGCAGGAAGATCAGCCGACAAAGACCGGACCATCTCGTTGACTTGCCGTTGGTCGGTGGCCGGAGTGGAAGCGAACAGGTTAGCGTTGTTGATCTCGGCTACCGCATCACCCCACAGCAAGCCGTGCTCGAAAGTGGAACCACCAGTTGCCACCGTTCGCTCAGTCTCGATAGCAAGCCCGTTAAAGATTTCTTGGCTGTCCGTTTGAGTGACGATGAACTTGCCCGTCAGAGGATCAACAGCAGCGTCTAAGACAATGTCCGTGCTTCCTGATTGCAGAAGGCACTTAGCATTAGCCAAATAAAGAGGACGCTCGTCCCTGTACATGCGAAGCATGTAAGACTCGGAAACGAACGCGCTGCTTGCCATAAACCTCAGTAGGCTTAACGAACCGCCCCAAGGTACGGACGAACCGTTGGCTGCAACACCAATGTGCAGTACCGCCGATGTGTTTGTGACGCTGCCTATGTCTGTGTTTGTCGCCGTGCCTTCCAAAATCCCATCGACATAGAGCTTGCCTGTCTTTGAGACGCCGTCAAAAGTCATCGAAACTAAATGCCATTCGCCGTCGCCTAGATGAGAAGTCCCATTAACTGTTATTGAATACGATCCGCTCGATACGAAAAATCGGCCTACGTTGGTTGAGCCAGAAACTAATTCAAAATAGAACCGCGCACCGCTCAAGTCAGCTTGAGCGTAGTCAACGACCATTTCTTCTGAGGTACTCGTCGTTTTGATCCAACAGAATAAAGAGAAACCTGAAGTGCCAACGTCGAAAGCGCCGTCGTCGAGGTCCAAGTTGTTTGAAGAACTCCAACCACTATAAGCCTTTAATTCAGCACCCGAGGCTACGACAGCTTCAGTAATAGTACCGTTCTTCGTCAACGTGTGTGAGTTGCCACTTCGGTCAGCCGTGTCTGAATTTGCTAGTGCAGAAAGAACGCAACTCTGGCCTAGATATCCAGTCGTAAAGGTTCGAGTGACGTAGCCCCCGAAGGCGCTGCCGGGTCGCGAACCGTGTGTATAGCCGTAGTTCAAGCCAGCATCTGTCGCGGTAACAATTTTTCCGTCTGGGCCAAGGCTGATTGAGTTCGCGTCCCCTTGCGCTCCAGTGAAAGTCGGCCCCGCACCACCACTGCCGTCAAAGAAAATTGACGTACCCCAATCGTCAGCAAGGATTTGATAGATCGGAACATCAGATTTTCTGCCGTAATCAGAACTGTTATTGGTGGTGTAGACATGGCCGAACGCATCAATGGCGGTAACATTGTCGGTCGCGGTTCCCTCGGTTTTGTTGTAGACCACGTTGTTGTTCAAAATGCCGCACTCGTCGGCGGATGCGCCATACGTCCATGAAATAAATGGCACCAATCCACCAGTATTCGGATCGTATGGTGATCCGGTGTCAGGCATTTGGATAGCGACATCAAAAACATTGTTGTCTGCTAAGGTTGGTGCGGTAGATGTGCTTAAAGTTTTTAGAGGGCCTTCCGTGCACTCCGCCCAAGCACCTGTATGCGGATGAACGATGTGAAAGCCTTGGTCAGATGTGCCGACAATGAGATAGCCCATGCTTGCTGCGATGCTGGTCGGTGTGGCACCCGACAGCGTTAGCGTTGCAAGTGGCGTTGCGCTGGCAAGTACGTTTGACGCTAAATCCCAGATATTTACTTGCGCGTCACTCCCAGAAGTCTCGACGGTCGCAAGCATCAATGAAGTCCAGACACTAGCTTTGGAAAAATGACCGTTCCACGACATGCCATCAACGGATGGCCCGACGAGGCACATATCAACAAAATTTGCGTTGGCCTCGATGATGCCGCTGACAGCACCTAAGTCCAAGCCGTCATCAGTCGCAGCTTGGCTCGTCATCTGGAAGTTGGTGCCGTCGTAGACCACTGTGACGATAGAACCGTCTTCGATGTCGCCCGCTTCAATGTTTTTGTCGTGTTTTTTCTTGATCGTTTTAACGCCAAGCCCGTTCACGTTGACCGTCGATGTAGTCGTGCTGGTATTGTTTGACTTGAAGGTTATGGCCTGACCCGCAGCGTAAGCGGTGATGGCTGGGCTTAGAGCAATAACGTGTGCGTTTGCGGTGCCGGTGTCCGTAGCCTGGAACGCTGGAGCGTTGCTCTGAAGCTGGTTGACCGTAGCGGCGTCAGTTTTCGCCGTGCCGTCAGCGACCGCTGTAAGCCTGTTGCTACCAATGTTCAGATTGCCTGTGGCAGCGTTGCTACCGCTCTTTTCGAGCGTAGAGTTAATGCCGCCAGCTAAATCCTGGTCATGGGTGTCGTGACGCGCTGCAAGAATTTTTGTTCCAGCATCACGATCTTGGACCCACAAGGTCGACCCCGTGTGAACCCCGTTGGTCCGGGTAAAAGCTCCACCACTCCAAGGCATATTACTCTCCTAATTCTGTTGACGCTGATTAGACATTAGCGCCCTTGTAAGCATTTCTCTTTCCATAGCTCCGCGCTCTTCTTCTTGCAGCCTCGCAGCCCGCCCCACTTGGAATGACGCTGGCGCAGCTTGACCGGCCCTTCTTACAACTTGTCCTGGAGAGCGAGAAACCCGACCAGCAAGTTGCGCGGCCTCTCCGACAACTCTTGGCATCGTTAGCGGGAAGGCAGCTAAAGCTGGCAAGTTACCCGAAGCGAGAGAGCCTAGAAGCAACCCGCTCTGCCCAATGTTAGCCAACCCACGACTGCGTTTCGGGGCTAATGTCATCCCAGCAGCTTGCTCGATTAACTTATTTCCGCCTTCCGCTTTTGCCAAAGTTTCTGCTAACTCACCTCTTCTTCCAAACGACGTGTCAACATTGTCACGCATAATGGAACTCAACTTCCGCACCTGCGTGTCAATAGACCGCCGCTGGCCCTTGAGAGCAAAGGTTGTCTCAATGTCAGTTATCATGTCAGTTGCGGCTTCATAATCTTTCATTGCTTTAGCGTAGCCCTTGTCCTGCTTAACTATAGTCTTGCGAACAGCGCCGTAGATTGTATTTGCCACAGCCCAAGACGAAGGGTCGTCAGCAATGTTTATGGTGTCGCGGACTTCGCCAATAGCTTGCTTCATGGCGTCAAAGTCTTTTGCTGTAAGCACTTCCTCGACGTTATCTGCGCCTCGAAAGTTCGCTATTATATCCTCAATCTTTTTTAATGTTTTTGCGGGACCAGGACCTTTAACGTCAACTTGTCGCCCAGACGGCAGCGTGTGCTTTCCAGCCGTTCGCATATCGTCAACGGCCTTGTCCACATCAGTAAAATCCATTGGAGTCTGGTTTCTTCCAAGTTTCTCCATGCTTTGCAAGTATGCGGCTCTGCGCTCATTCTTGAGCGTAGTTAAGGCAGACTTGGCAGAGTCAACAATCTCCGAAACTGGAGTGTTGCCGCGCAGGCTAGAAAGAAAAGCAGCCGCTTTTTCCCCGCCCGTTCTGCCGCTCTGAAAAGCAACTTCAATGGCCCTGCTCCCAGCGCCGGTCGTTGCGCCCAATCCAGCAGCGAGCGTTGCTCCCGTGGCTGCGCTTCCCGCCTTTAGAGCAGCCGTAACAGGGTCAAGCGTCTGCAAACCTTTAGTAATGCCGGTCCCAACCATAGAAATATTTTTTGCTGCCCTGTCAGGAACCTTGCCTGCAACGCCGCTAATTTGAGAGACTTTCCCTCCAGTTTTAAGCGCGATCCCGGCACCACCGCCGAAGACTAATGCTATATCGGAAAGAAACCCCGCCGGGTCAGTGGCAATGGTGCGCTTTATGTTCTCTCGCCCACCGTAACGATCTGCAAAAAACTTACCTACGGCTCTGGCAATGTCTTCGTCACCTTGCTCCCCAGGCTTTGCCAGTTGCACAAGGCTGCGTCCTAAATCGTAAAGTGATTCCGCTGTCTGGACAGGTTGCAGGAACGGCGCAACGACATCTTTACCAAGCTGGGCAAGACTTGCGGGAAAATTAGAGACAGCTTGAGATGCAACATCGCCCGCACTTAGCGGCCCCTGCTTCATTATGGGGCCAGCCCCATTGGGTGCAGGAGGGCCAGAAAGCATCGCAGCGGTGAGTGCGTCCGCTTGCGTATTCGCGCCATTAGGCGCTGCAACAGCGCGGCCAGCAGAAGGCGCAGTCTTCAAAAAGGCCGCATTAAGTTCTTCCGCAGAATACTCAGCCATTCGATTAACCTCCCTCGTTTGATTGAGGTATCAGGCCCAGCTCTCTCATTCTGTCACCAAGTTTCTGCCTTGTTTCTGGGTCTTCTAATAAACGGTTCCACTCTTCTGTCTGCCTTCCGTCAGCACCTTGAAAAGATTGTATATAAGCCACAGACCAATCCTCGATAGGAATAGGTGCGGCCTCCGACAAACTTTCCAGCGTGTCATCTACGAAACTTGGATTGTCGAGCTGTGCGGCTGCCTCTGCATCAAACCCGCGCAAAGTGCCTTTTTCTGTAAAATGATCAATAGCAGCCAGCTTTCTATCAAGCTGACCCTTCATTGACTCATCTAACCGTCTTAACCGGACTAAATTCTGTTGTTCACTTAGATAAGGGTTATACGCGCGGGCGATTAAACGATTACCCTCTTTCTCCGTAAATTGCGCCCCTAGAATGATTCTGAGGTTTCTCTGCACAACTTCTTCGACTGTTTCCAAAGCCTGCAAAGCGGCTGAATTGACAACGGACATAGCAGGACGCGCTTCGCTTAAAAGGCCAACACCAAGTCCGCTCAAGTTTTCGTCGCTTTTTCCATCCACAATAGCTTGAAGCTGGGCAACCACGCCGGTAATTTGCCCCCTGTTTCTCCTCGCGTCAGCGAGAGCGCCGCTTTCTAATAATTTTCCTAAAGCTGTGCCAAATGCTTCGTCAGCTTTTTTCTGTCCCGAAGTCCCTTCTTGTGCGATCTCTGCTGCTAGTTTCGCTCCCGGCAAAACCAGCGGCGTGGGCGCAAACACTGGCTTTCCTGCCATGTTCCCAAGAATATCAATCGGCACTAATGCTTGCTTGCCCCCAACTTCTATAATTTTTGTTGAGTACGCAGGGAGCTTCGTAGGTAAGTTTTGCTTTAATTTCTCTAGCTGGTCGGTCAACTCTTGAGGTACTGGGCGGTTAGCGGCATTTAACTGACTTATTTGGCTGGCAATTCCCGTCGCCTGACGCAAATTGTTGTCGCGCAGTTTTGCCAAATTAGTGGCAGAGATTGTTTGCTGGGCAGTAGCGACTTGGAAAGGGTCTGCGCCAGATGCAGCCAACAGCTCCGGTGTTATTTGTGTTGCTCCAGCAAACTGTCTGCCCGCTTGCGCGACTGTTGGTACGGATGGCATAGCAAATTGCTTGGCGCGAGCGAGCAGCCCGGTCGGTGCTGGCGTTGGTGCGCTTGCTGCCGTGGCGGCAGGAACACTGCCAGTCATCAACAAGCTGGCCAACGCTCCCTGCGCTGCGGTCTGCTGGTTGGTAAGCCGTCGAGCATCTCTGCCAGCTATATTGGCGGCAATGCCACTGGCAAGCCTGCCGAATTGCTGCGCCACAACGTCGTTTGCATACGGGTTCTGTCGAGCTTGGGCTGGTTGCAACGCAGCAGCTAGGTTCAGCTTGCGGCGGTCCTGCGCTATGGCGATGCGGGGGTCTACTCTAAACACCATTGTTCTGCTCCTATTAGCCCGGTCGACCCAGGAACGCAGAGCCGAGAGCGACGGGGATGTTCAGTGCTGTCGCCTGACGTTGCTGTGCGCCTTGGTAGCGGGCTAGGTTATCTGCCTGTTGCGCTGCTGCCAAAGAGCCTAAGTCAATCGGCGGTGGAGCGGCTACGGGAGCAAGAGCGCCTGGACCCTGCGCGGCGGCTTGTGAAAACGGCGTTGTGCCGGTCAGCAAAGCCGAAAGCTCTGTCATTGGCTGCTGGCGTTCGCGCAATCGCTCTGCAATAGCACGATCCCTCGCTTGCTGGCCCAGAGCGTATTCGTCCCTGCCTTCTTGCGCCATCTGACTGCGCTGCGCTTGCGACACATCAAACTGCGTACCAAGCTCTTGTAGCTGCTGCCCGCGACCGGCAAGCACGTTGCCCATAATGCTGCGCTGCAAATCTTGCCCTTGGAATACAGCTTGACTTGCCAAGTCGGCCAACTGGTCGTTTCTCTGCTGTCTGAAAAGTTCTATTTCTCGGTTATACGCATCAGACCCCGGCGGGATGCCGCTGTTGATTAGCTGCGTATTAAGCGCGGCTAGTTGCCTCTCATACTGCGGGTTGAGTCGGTTAACCGCACGATTGTAGAAGTTGTCCGCTGCGCTTGTCGTAAATGCGTCTAGGTCTGAATACTCTGGCAACTGGTACGTTGCGCCCGCAGTCGAATACTCCGGCAACGCGCCGTAGTCGCTATATGAAAACGCCGTAGGCTCAGACGGCAAACCTTGCGTAGTAAACGCGCCTCGATCTATCTGGCTTAGTCGATCCCCTGCCAACCCTTGCAGTCCGCCCTGTATGCCGACCTCTTGCGCTCGCAATCCTTCGTAGTCTGGCGCAAGCGAATATGTGCCGAGATACTGGTCTGGGCCAGTCTCGCGGAACGTCGTCGTCGCGTACGGCGTAACCATGTCAGGTCGGCTCAACGCCGTTTGCAGCCTAAGTGACTCTTGGTCAAGCGCAGACTGGTTTTGCGCTAACTGGTCATAGTTTATGGGGGGCGGTGCCTTCGGGCTGCTGAACATATCCCTAATAAAGCCCATGATCTATAGCTCCTTCTTCAGCAAAACTGCTGTTCTCTTGTAGTCGGTAAGCTCGCGCTCCCAACCTGGGCGTCCAATGATTTCAATGAAGCGAAACTCGCGTGACTTGGCAAAGCTGCAAATCTCTTTTTCAATTTCTTTTAGCTCCTCAAGATTGCCGCCTGCTAGGCCAATCCTGAGAGACTCGCCATAAGAACAAGTTACTGCCGCCGACCGGGGGCTTTCAAACAATGAGAAGTCACCATTTTGCAGAGCAGTCTCGACCTCTTCTCTCGTCACAGACTCAAAGTTCTTTGTGGAAGGCTCTAAGAAGCGCCATGTCTGGTCGCTAATCATAAGCCAACCCCAACTTCATACCGCACGTCTGTCGCCAGCCATCTAACTGATTGGGATGTTGTGCTCGTTCTTACGCGCACCGCAGCGTTCCAGCCAATATCGGCAACGCTAAACCACGCCTGATGGGTTGTAATCGGAGCGCCCCACGTTGCGGAGTCCCACGTTGCAGTGTCCCAAGCAGAAGCAGTTGATCCGGCGGTGCTTGGCGTAAAGGTTGTGGTGCCATCTCGAAAATCAGTGTCGAAACCTACGCTGATCTCAAGCTCCGAGTCGCTCGCCATAACAGGCCGGATCGCGGTGTACCGCTTTGGACCGTTGCGACCGCCGAAGTAGATAAACGCCGTCTTTGCAACAGCCTCAATAGCCGACCCAGAGTCATCCGTGCCGCTGTCTGCTTTATGAACTTTAGTGTTGCCGCCGAAGTAAAGGTCACTGTTGAACACAGCCCAGACATAAGCGTCTTGATTGGTAAACCGTGACCACGCACCAGTTTCTAAATTAATGATGTATTGGATAAAATCGCCAACCGTTGACGATGGGGCATTCACGGCTGCATAGCCGCCTTTGGGATAAACAACGCCCTGCCAGCCAAACGTTTCTTTGAACTCAACCACTGAAGAGTTGTAGCTGCTGCTGATCTTGTCGCTTAAAGCAACATTAGGCGCGGCTTCACCTGTCCCTAGCACTTGCGTCATTGGGAGCAAGCCGTTCTCTGTCAACAAATAGCAGTCTGACCCAACCTTGAGCATACATCTGTGACCGATTGGACGGCCAACCGTGTAAACGCCAACCAATCCCCACTTCGTCGCATCCGAAGGGTCGGTCCCGCTATACATTGCAATCTCACCTTGGTCGGTGAAGAACAAGATGTTGTCGTCAGGACCAGCACCACCATCTCGCGTCCAGGTAGCGATTGCCATAATCTTGCCACCTTTGCTGAAAACGCTGCCCAGATTTACTGAGGCAACCGTTCCAGCAACGGAGTTCACTGGCAGATATCCATACGTCAAGCTGTCTTTTAGAACGAAAAACAACCGCTCTTTGTAGACCTCGACATTAATGATGTCGGCAGCGGTGACACTGCCCAGCGTCGGCGTAGCC